AAAGAATAACCGCAGCGCGGGAATACCACCCAGACGGCGCAGATTCCCCGGATGACGCCCCACCGGACCCGGAAGCGCCGGGACCCCGCGATGTGGTGTGGGATTCGGCGCCGTGGCTGGCCCCACTTCGTGATGTGCCGTCGGATGCGTCGTGGCCGCGTCTGATGTCGCCGCCGCACCCGGACGCGGTGGGCAGTTGGGGGGCGGACGCCTGCGCGTGGGCGGAATTCACGCTAGGCCGGAAGGCCCGTTGGTGGCAGCGGCTGGCCCTGTACCGGCTGTTGGAGCATGACGCCGACGGGGTCCTGGTGTGGGTGGATGCGTTCGTGTCCACGGCCCGGCAGGTGGGGAAGTCGGTCCTGTTGGGCGACTTGGCGTTGTGGCGTCTGCATCAGGGCGACCGGTTCGGCGAACCGCAACTGGTGATGCACACCGGGAAGGACATTCAGGTGTGCGCGCAGGTGCAGCGGGCCACCCGGACGTGGGCGCGGGAACAGGACGGGTGGAAGGCGAAGGAAACGAACGGCGGGCAGGAGGTGACGGGGCCGGACGATTCGCGGTGGGTGGTCCGGGCGCTGAACAGCGTGTACGGCTATCCGGCGTCCCTGGCGTTGTGCGATGAGGCGTGGGACGTCCCGGCCTTCCGGGTGGAGGAGGGCCTAGAACCGGTTCTCACCGAACGGACGTCGTCGCAGTTGGGCCTGTTCTCCACCGCACACCGCCAAGCCACGGCCCTGGTCCCGGTGCGTCGGGCCGCGATCCTGGACGCGATCACCAACGGGCGTCCGTCGCAGTCGCTGATTCTGGAATGGTCGGCGCCCCGCGACGCGGACCTGGGCGACCGTGCCGCGTGGCGTCTGGCGTCGCCGCACTGGTCGCCGCGCCGGGAACGGCTGTTGGAAGCCAAGTACGCCCGGGCGATGGGCGGCCAGTCGGTGGACCCCGACGAGGACGACCCGTCGGAGTCGTTCCGCTCGCAGTTCCTGAACGTGTGGCCGGGACGCCGGATCGTGTCGAGCCACCGCACCGAACTGCTGGTGGACGCCGACGCGTGGGCGATGGCCGCCGACCTGCATGTGGCGATTCCGGACGGCCCGGTGGCCGTGGGCGTGGAGGACTATTTCGGCCTGGGGGCCGCCGCCGCCGCCGCCGTGAACCTGCCAGACGGCCGGGTCCTGGTGTGGGGCGACGTGTTCGTCCACCGGTCGGAGGCGTACGCCTGGGCGTCGTTCACGACCGGTATGCGCCCCGGGTCCCGGGTGATCCACGGGGCGTCCATGCCGACCCCCGAGGCCCGCGAACAGGTGCCGGACGTGGACCTGGCGAAGGCCGGGACCGCGAACACGTACGCCGCCCTGCCGTTGGTGCGGTCCCTGGTCCGCACCGGGCGCCTGGTCCATTCCGGGGATGAGGCGATGACGGCGCAGGTGACGTCCGTCCGGGTCGCGCCGACCACGTCCGGCGGCCTCACCCCCGCACACCGGGGCGTCCGGTCCGACCTGTTGCGGGCCATGGCGTGGGCGGTGGCCGCCGTCGCGGAACCCGCAGACGTCCCCCTCGAATTCTTCGTCTACTGAGAGGCCCCGCCATGGCTACCCGCGCCGACGTCGCCACGCGACTGGCCACCCTGGCGAACAACGCCGGGGCCTGGTTAACCTCACGTGCCACCGGGACCGGTGGGCCGGGGGGCCTGACGCCCCGGTCCCGGTGGGCCTTCCTGACCGGCGAGGCGTACCCCGAAGGCCCGCACCCGGCCGGGGAGGCCGAAGCGATGGCCCTGCCGCCGTTCGGTCGGGGCGTGGCCCTGCTGGCCAACGCCGTGGCGGGGACCGACTGGCGCGCCGTGCGGTGGAATCCGGACCTGGGCGTCTCGGAACGGGTGGGGGACCAACCGCTGGTCCTGGCCGACCCCGACCCGACCACGACGCCGTGGAACTACCGGTGGTCATGCGTGGAAGACCTGGTCCTGTACGGCAACCACTTCGCCCTGTTCGGCGACATGGACCACCGGACGTTGCGCGCCGGGTGGCTGGTCCCCCTGCCCGCCGACGACGTGTGGGTGATGGCCGACCCCGGCAACCCCGGGTGGTACGCGTTCGTGGTCGGCGGGGTCACCCTGTCCCCGTCGGACCTCCTGCACATCAGTGCCGGGAACCGGTCGGGGGAAGTCCTGGGCCGGGGGGTCCTGCGCCAATACGCCGGATGGCTGGGCGGCGCGGTGGCCGCCGAGGAACACACCGGCGCGTACTTCGCCGGGGGCGCCCTGCCACCGGCGGTCCTGACGTCGCCGCAAATCCTGACGCAGGAACAGGCCGACGCGTTGAAGACGTCATGGCGGGCCATGACGTCCACCCGGGAACCGGTGGTCCTGCCGTCCGGCTACACCCTGACGCCGGTCGTGTCGAACGCCGAACAGGCGCAACTGGTGGAGTCGCGGCAGTGGAACGCCGCCGCCGTGGCGATGATGCTGGGCATTCCGTCGTACAAACTGGGCCTGGCCGGGCCGTCGATGACGTATCAGAACATCGAGTCCGCAGACATTGAATTCGTCCGCGATTCGGTGGACCGCTACGGCCATCCCCTGTCCGAGGCGTTCACCAAATGGTTGATGCCCCGGGGGACGTCGGTCGCCTGGGACTACGCGGGCCGGATGCGCGCCGACCAGAAGACGACCGCCGAAGTCCTGACGACGTACACCGGCGCCGGGGTCCTGACCACCGACGAGGCCCGCGCCGTCCTGGGCCGTGGCCCCCGGCCCGCCACCTTGGAACCCACGCCGCCCGAGGACGACCCGGCGCCGCCCGACGACGTCACCGACGACCCCGGCACGGACGAGACAGGAGACAACGCGCCATGACTGAACTGGTGATTGAACGGGCCGCCCCGGCCCTGGAACCCGTCGGGGACGGGTGGACCGTGGAAGGCCTGGCCGTGCCGTACGACGTCCCCTCCCGGGTCACCGACGACGGGGAGACGTACTACCGGGAGGCGTTCACCCCCGGGTCGTTCGCCCGCGACTGCGCGAAGGGGGGCCGGTGGGTCAACCTCATGTTGGGCCACTTCGGCGACGACGGGGACCGGTTCCTGGGCCGGTGCGTGTCCCTGGCCGAGTCCCCCGAAGGCCTCCTGGCGTCGTTCCGCCTGGACCGCACCCACCCGCAGGCCGAGGCCGCCCGCGCCGGGGAACTGGTCAAGTGGTCCGTGTCGGCCCGGGTGTACCGGTCCCGCGCCGAAGGTCCCCCCGACGACCGGCTGGTGTACCGGGAGGCGTGCGGCCTCTCCCACGTCGCCGCCACCGCCCGCCCGCAGTACGCCGGGGCCGGGGTCCGGGTGGCCCGCGAACACGTCCTGGTGGACGCCGGACCCACGACACCGCGCCGCGACGAACTGAGGGCCTATCTCGACTCCCTGGGCACTGGGGGGCCACTTCGGGGTCCGCGTCGGTCCTAGGCCCTGTTCTGTGCGTCCTGACCACCTTTAAGCGACGGGCCGTCTATGAAAATTCATATCGGATTCGCCAACATCGGCCGGGCCAACAACGCCGACCAAGTCCGCACCGCCCTGCGCACCATCCATGACCGCCTGGACGGCTACGACCTCCCGAAGGTCCTGAACCTGAACGAGATAGACGAAGGCGACACCACGAACCCCGACGACCACACGCTGGTCGGACAGGAATTCGGGGACAACTGGGCCAAGCCACACCCGCCGTGGAAGTCCCGCGAACCCATCCTGGCCAGACACGTCACCATCACCCATTCGAACAAACACGCCGGGTGCCCGGGCATGTCCGGGCAGACCCCGGCCCGGGACCTGTGGGAAGTCCGCGTGGACGGGGAAGACGGCCCCGACGTGGTCGTGTTGAACGCGCACTACCCGGCCGGGGCGCACAACGGGGACCGGCCCCCCGACGTCAAGGACGAACTACTGGACCTGTACGCCGAACTGAAACAGGTTCACGTCGGGCGCATCCGGAACGCCATGGACAACGGGCGTCACGTCCTGTGGGCCATGGACACCAACTGGCCCGACATGCCGCTACTTCACGACCGCGAAAAGACGTTGTCCCACGGCGGCCCCGATTGGATACGGGTCGTCCCGGCGCCCGGGTGGAAGGCCGAGAAGACCGGCGGGGGGACCGCGTCCCTTCCCATCGACGGCCACGACTACCGGTTCGCCACCGTCAAATTCAACCCGGCATGACCGCCCGACCTAGACGACGCCCGTACGCCAGTCGTACCGTGGCCGAACAGAACCGCCACCCGGCACCCGCGACACCCGCCACCCGGCCACTGAGCCGCCACCCGGGGTCGTGACAGGACATGGGTAAGCCGCCACCCGGTCGTCCGTACCCCGACGACCGACGGAGTGGCCATCATGGGCGCCTACCTGGACCGGCTGAACGCGCAGTACGACGAAATCCGCGACGGCATCGAAGCCGTCGTGAACCGCGCAGCCGACGACAACCGAGACGTGACTGACGCCGAACAGGGACAGGTGGACCGCGACCGGTCCCGCCTGGACGACCTTCGGCAGGCAATCGAGCACTACACCGGCCTGGAAACGGCCCACGCGAAGGTGGCCGACCTGCGCCGGTCCGCCCCCGTCGCGCCCGCACAGACCCGCACCGGTGCCGACCCGGCCGAGGAATACGACGTGGCCCGGGAGTTCCCGACGATGGGTCACTACGCCATCACCCTGCACCGGGCCATGGTCCACAAGGACCCCGAGGCCCGCGAGGCCATCGAACGGGCCACCGCGCACCAGACGACCGCCGATAACCCGGGAATCATTCCCCGGCCGATCCTTGGTCCCCTGCTGAACTTCCTTTCCACCGGCCGCCCGTTCATTTCTTCCATCACCAACCGGCCCCTGGCGTCGGGGAAGTTCGACCGGCCGCGCATCACGCAGCACGTGGCCGTAGGCAAGCAGGCGGCCGAGAAGTCCCTGACGGAGTCGCAGAAGTTGCTGATTGACTCCATGCCCGTCACCGCCGCGACGTACGCCGGGCACCTGAACATTTCCCGGCAGGACGTCAAGTGGACGTCCCCGAACATCATGCAGATCGTGTTCGATGACTTCGCCGCGATCTACGCGCAGGTGACCGACAACGACGCCGCCGACGCGTTCGTGGCGTCCATCGCGCAGGCCGCCGTCCCCGTGGCCGACTGGTCGGAACTGCGCGCCGGACTGTTCGCCGGGTCGGCCACTTCCCTGGCCGCCGGGGGCGTGTTCCCCGACACCCTGTGGGCCTCGCCGGACGTGTGGGCCGACATGGGCGGGGCGCAGGTGGGGGCGGACCACAACCTGCCCGCATTCCCCAACCTGTCCGTGACGTCGCAGGCCGGGAACCCCCTGGGCCTGCGCCTGGTCGTGGACGCCAACTTTGCCGCCGGGACCCTCGTCATGGGTCCGTCCCGGTTCGCCGAGTGGTACGAAGACGTGGACGGCCTCATGCAGGTCGGGGAACCCGACGTCCTGGGCCAGTTGGTCGGATACGCCGGATACGGCGCGTTCATCAACGTCCGCCCCGAGGCGTTCACGAAGTTCACGGCACCGCCGCCGGTGGCCGCCCGTTCCGGGGCCAAGTCCGGCAGCAAGTAGCCGGGCCGCACCATGGCCACCATTCCCGACCTGGCGACCGTCCGGGCCTACCTGAAAGTACCGGCCACGGCCCTGTCCGACGACGACCTGACACGCATGATGGCCGCCGCCGAACAGGACCAGTCGGCCCGGTGCGTCTGGTCGGGAACCGGGCCTGACGACTACCCCGACGCCCTGGCGCAGGCGTTCCTACGCCGGGTCCAACGGGAAGTGGCGGCCCGCAACCTGCCGCTGGGCATGGTCGGCCTGGACGCGTCCGAATTCGGGCCGACCCGACTCCCGTTCCTGGACTCCCTGGTGGAGGAACACGAACGGGCCTACCGACGGGTGGTCCTGGCATGAGTCTGGCCAGTCCCACCGTCACGTCCCCGGGAACCCGACCCGGGGACACCCGGTCGGCCATCGTCGCGGCCCTGGACGCCGTGGAAGGCCTCACCGGCTACCCCAACGTGCCCGACCAAGCCACCGCCGGGGCCGCCTGGCCCCGGTGGGTCCAGACGACCTACGACGGCGCCCTGTGCTCCCTGGCGAAGGACCAGTACGACGTCCTGGTGACCCTCCCGGGTGACTACCTGGAACACACCGTGGACCAAGGCGACGGCTACCGGGACACCGTCGCTATGGCCCTGTTGCCGGTCGGCCGGGTCCAGTACGCCGAACCGGTTCAGATCACCTTCGCCGACCAACAGGCCATGCCGGGCCTTCGCCTGCGCCTGACCGCCACCTAGGAGACAACGCCATGGCCCTGCCCGATACGACCCGGCCGCTTGGCCCGGGTGTCTTGAAGATTGGCGAGACGGGGACCGAGATTGACGTCTCGTGCCTGGTCAACAACGCCGTCATTGCCGCCGATAAGACACAGGGGGATTCCACCACGAAGTTGTGCGGGGACGTCATGCCCGGCGCCACGTCGTACGAATACACCCTGTCCGGGAACATGGACACCGACAACGTGGACCCCGCCGGAATCTTCGCCCTGTCACAGGCCGAGGCCGGTTCGCAACAGGCCTACACGTTCACGCCGAACACCGACGGCGGGACCACCGCGACCGGATTCCTGGTCATCGACCCCCTGGACTTCGGCGGGGACGAGACGGGCGAAACCATGGCGTCTGACTTCGAATTCGCCCTGGTCGGGAAGCCGACGTACGCCTACGGCGCAGGTGGCGCCGCCGCCGTGGCCGCCGCCGACGACGTGGACGCCGTCGCGTGACCACCGGGACCCGCGTCGAAGTGGACGGCGCCACCCAACTGGCGTCGTCCCTCCGTCGCGTGTCCAACGACCTGGACGACCTGGACGTGGCCGAGGCCCGCGCCGGGCAGGCCATCCGTCAACGGGCGTCCGCCCTGGCCCCGAAGTTGACCGGCCGCCTGGCGCAGTCCATCCGGGCCGACACCGGGGGCGTGGGGGTGGCCATCGGGTCGGACGTCGTCTACGCAGGCGTGCAGGAATTCGGGTCCCCCGCGAAGGGCATTCGGGCGCAGCCGTTCCTGCGCCCGGCCGCCGACGACACCGGGCAGTGGGTGGAGTTCTACGCCGACGAAGTCCAACGCAAATTGAACACAGTCAAGGGGGCCTGACATGGGCGACGTACGACTGACCGCGCCCCGGGTGCGCGTGGTGCGCGACGGGTACGACGTCCTGGAAGTCCAGACGGACAACCGGGACCTGTTGGCCTACGAACGCACCCGCCTGCGCCAACGCCCCGTGTGGCCGAAGTTCGATGACGCGCCGTTCCAATGGTTGACGTTCCTGGCCTGGTCGGCGGCCCGCCGGTCCGGTGCCACGGACGTCACCTACGAAGCATGGGAGGCCGTCGTCCTGGACGCGTCCGCCGTGTCCGACGACGACACGACCGGCGAGACGGGAACCCCTACGCAGCCGGGACCCGGACCCGGCTAATCGTGGAACTGGCCGTGGCCACCCGCACCGCCCCCCGGGACTGGTGGGACGAACCGGACGAAGTCCTGGCCACGGCCCTGGACGTACTAGCGACACAGGCGAAGGAGGCGACCAAACGTGGCAGGCGCTGAACTGGTCGTCCGCATCATCACCGACGTCAAGGACGCACAGTCGGGCCTGGACGACGTGGGGTCCCGCGCCGGGAAAATGCAGGCCGGTATCCAAAAGGCCGCCGCCCCCGCCGCCGCCGCCCTGCTGGCCGTCGGCGCCGCCGCGATATCGGCCGGACGCGCCGCCGCCGAGGACGCACAGTCGCAGGCCGTCCTGGCGAAGAACCTAGAGAACAGCGCCGGGGCGACGAAGTCCC